CCTACTGCTTCAGGAAAATCGTTAATCATTTATACTTTAGTTCGTTATTATCATATGATGAATTTAAAAACTTTGATACTTGTACCAACCACATCACTTGTTGAACAAATGTATTCAGATTTTGAGGATTATGGTTGGAGTTCTGATATGTATTGTCAAAAGATATATCAAGGGTATACAACAAAGATAACGAAAGATGTTGTGATATCCACATGGCAATCTATCTATAAGATGCCTAAGAAATACTTTGAACAATTTGGGTGCGTGATTGGTGATGAGGCTCATATGTTTAAAGCTAAATCTCTTACTGGTATTATGACAAAACTACATTTGTGTAAATATAGATATGGACTGACAGGTACACTAGATGGTACGCAGACACATAGATTAGTTCTAGAGGGGTTATTTGGTGCTGTTGAAAAAGTAACAACAACAAAGAAACTAATGGAAAGTAATCATCTTGCACAATTAAATATAGAATGTATTGTGTTAAAACATTCTGAAGAAGAATGTAAGAAAGTGAAGGGATTAAACTATGCAGATGAAATCAATTATTTGGTTCTACAGCGTACTAGGAATAATTTTATTACTACTTTGTGTAGTAACTTAAAGGGTAACACACTCTGTCTTTTTCAATTAGTAGAGAAACATGGAGCTGTTCTTTACGAGATGATGAAAGATTTTGATAGAAAGGTATTCTTTGTACATGGTGGTACAGACACAAAAACTAGGGAAGATATAAGGAGTATTACGGAAAATGAAAAAGATGCGATTATCATTGCGTCATATGGCACATTTAGTACTGGTATTAATATCCGTAACATTCATAATGTCGTGTTCGCTTCACCGTCCAAAAGTAGAATACGAGTTTTACAAAGCATTGGACGTGGACTCCGTAAATCTGAAACTAAAGATTCCATTCGATTGTTCGATTTGTCAGACGATTTATCAATCAAGGAACACCAAAACTTCACCCTCAGACACTTCCATGCAAGACTAAATATATATAACCAAGAACAATTCAATTACAAAATAGACAAGGTAAACATATGAGTAACTTTCAAGTTTTAAAATTATCAAATGGTGATGATGTTATTTGCAATCTTGTAGAAACAAAAGAGCATACATTTAAAATAACATCACCCTTGAAAATGGATACTATAAATCGAGTGACAAAGAAAGGTGTGGCTGAATCTCTTGCATTGACAAGATGGATTCAACCTTACTCAGACCAAGAACATTACTATGTACAAAAGAATAATGTGGTTGTAATGGCTGAGGCATCTGTAGGTTTAACAAGATATTATCAATATGTTTTACGAACTCTAGATAAAATGGTAGTAAATGAAAAATTTAATCCAACTGAAATAAGTGAGGAAGAATTCCTAGAAGCCTTAGAATTAAAGAAAACTTTAGATAAAGAAAAAAAGAAACCCCAGATAGAAGATAATATTTCTGAGGAAGAACTACTTGAAGAAGAAAAACTATTATTAGACTTAATGGACTCTAAAAAGACTATACATTAAGCTAATATCTGAAGAATCTACATAAATGATTATACACGATTTTTTATATTTGTCAAGAGATAAATTTATTTAACATATGTTAAGATATTTCCTTGACAAATATGAGGTAATCTGGTAATATAAAGACTTATATTAACGGAGAAATTTAAACATGGCAAAAACTATGAAAAAGAAAACTGCCCATTATGTGGACAATAAAAAGTTTTTAGAAGCCATGAAGGAATGGAAAGAAAAGTGTAGAGAAGCAGAAGAAACTGGTGAAGAAAGACCACAGATTACAAATTATGTGGGAGAGTGTTTCTTAAAAATTGCAAACGGTTTATCATATAGACCTAATTTTATCAACTATACATATAAAGAAGATATGATTTCAGATGGAATAGAAAATTGTTTACAATACATACACAATTTCAATCCAGATAAATCTAACAATCCCTTTGCATATTTTACACAAATTATTTACTATGCCTTCATACGAAGAATTCAAAGAGAAAAGAAACAAACACACGTCAAACATAGAATTATAAGCAAAGCAGACTTTCAAGCTTTCGTTACTATGGAAGGTGATGATACAAGTTATTCTGTGGGTGGATTTGACCCAAATATTATGGTGCCAGACGAAGATGTTTACAAACCTAAAAAGAAAAACAAAGAAATAAATAAAAAAGGTTTAGAAAATTTTATGGAGTCAGATGATTGAAAATTGCAATAATTACCGATACACATTTCGGTGCAAGAAATGATAATGTAAATTTTAATGATTACTTTTATAGATTCTATGAAGGTCAATTTTTTCCATATTTACAACAACACGGTATCAAAGATGTAATACATCTAGGCGATGTAATGGATAGGCGTAAGTTTATTTCTTATCGTATTGCAAAAGACTTTCGTGAAAGATTTATACTACCATTTCAAGTATTAGATATTAACTTACATATGTTAGTAGGTAATCACGATATATTTTTTAAGAATACAAATGATGTGAACTCATTACAAGAATTAGTTGACGGTAGATTTAAAAAGATACATTTATATTCAGAAGCACAAGAAGTAAACTTTGATGGACTTCCTATATTATTCATGCCTTGGATTAACAGTCAGAACTATATCTATGCAATGGGTATGATTGATGAAACTAAAGCTGATATCTGCATGGGCCATTTAGATATTAATGGGTTTGCAATGAACAAAGGACAAATCGTTGCAGAACATGGTATGGATAAAAGTGAATTTAAAAAGTTTGATACTGTAATGAGTGGACACTTTCATCACAAGAATGATGATGGTCAAATCTATTACTTAGGAACACCCTATGAATTGTATTGGAATGATTATGATGACCCAAAAGGTTTTCATATATTCGATACAGAAACAAGGGAACTTGAAAGAATAGTAAATCCATTAACTATTTTTGACAAGATATATTATGATGATACTAAAACAGATTATTCAACTGTTGATGTAGAAAAATACAGAAACAAATACATTAAGCTTATAGTGGTGAACAAAAAAGACCTATATGGGTTTGATGCATTTGTAGATAAACTCTTGAAGATTGATACTTACGAAGTAAAAATCATTGAGGATTTTTCTGACTTAGATGCGAATAGTGTATCAGATGATATTGTAGAAAACTCTGAAGATACCCTAACAATATTAAATAAGTATGTTGATGAACTTGATGTTTCTCTTGATAAGAATAGATTAAAGAACACAATGAAGTCTTTATATACGGAGGCTCAGGACTTAGAAATTTGATAATATTTAAATCTGTGAAGTGGAAGAACTTTCTTTCGACTGGTAATACTTTTACCGAAATACAATTAGATAGACAACCAACAACACTAATCATAGGAGAAAATGGTTCTGGTAAATCAACCATTCTTGATGCTATGTGTTTTGTGTTATTTGGTAAACCTTTTAGAACTGTTAATAAATCTCAGTTAGTTAATTCTATTAATAATAGTGGAACTGAAGTTGAGATAGAATTTAACATTGGCACTAGAGAATATAAAATCATGCGAGGTATCAAGCCTAATAAGTTTGAAATCTATTGTAATGGTAAGATGGTTAATCAAGATGCAAACTCTAGAGATTACCAAAAGTATCTAGAACAAAATATCCTCAAATTAAATTATCGTAGTTTTACTCAAGTTGTAATACTTGGTAGTTCTACATTCATTCCTTTCATGCAATTGAAAGCAAGACATAGGAGAGAGGTTGTTGAGGAGATATTAGATATACAAATCTTTTCACTTATGAATATGTTACTCAAACAACAACTCAAAACTATCGAAGATGATATTAAAGATGTCGATTATCAAGTTCAGTTAACTTCTGAAAAGATAAGCTTACAAGAAAACTATATTGATGATGTAAAGAAAAACAAGAACAAAATCGTGAGAGAGAAAACTTTACTCATCAAAAACAATAAGGGTGAGGTAGAAACAAAAACAAAAGACAAAGAAGTCTTAGTAAAGTCTAATGCTGATTTACTAAACAGTATAGATGATAAAACAAAAATTAAAGATAAACTTGCTAAGTTAAAAGACATTCGTTCTACTTTAGTTGAAAAACATAAACATCATTCTGGTATGGTTACATTCTTTGAAAATAATGATGATTGTCCAACGTGTGAACAACATATCAATGAAGACTTTAAAAAAGAAATGTTATCTACAAAAACAACTATTGCAAAAGAATTGCAAACAGGCTTACATAAATTACAAGGTGAGTTAGATAAGACTAATGATAGATTTAAAGAGATTACAGATACCACAAGTGCAATACGAAGTAATGAGGTAAAGATTGCAACATTAAGTAGTTCTATAGATGAAATTGAAAAGTTTAACGTCAAACTTGATACAGAAATTAATATTATGAACGCTAGTGATGTGAGTGATGTAGACCTTGAAAAACTAAAAGGACTAAAAGAAAAGTCTAAAACAATTATGAAACAAAGAACAAAGTTAAAAGAGGATAAGGTTTATGCAGAAGCATCAAGAGCCATGCTACAAGATACTGGTATCAAGACGAAGATAATCAAACAGTATCTACCTATTATGAATAAACTGATTAATACTTACTTGACATCTATGGAGTTTTATGTTAACTTTACATTAGACGAAAACTTTAATGAAACTATTAAGTCTAGGTTCAGAGATGAATTTACATATGCGTCATTTAGTGAGGGTG